CCCGCCTCTATTTTTCCCATTACATTTGATAGCCTCATCAATCGCGCCCGTAATGCCGCCACAGCCTATTTTATGTCCGATACAGATCATACTCATATGCTTTTTATAGACGCCGATATAGAGTTTAAAGTAAAAGACATTATTACCCTAATAGAAGCAAACAGACCCATCATTGGCATTGGCTATGCCCAAAAATGGCTAAACGCCCATAAGCTACAAACCGTCTTTAGCACAATGCCCCTCCCAGAAAATCCTCTAGAACTATGCACCAATGATTCCATTCATACTACGCCAGGTGAAACGGGTAACATCCGAGAAGTAGAGTATTGCACAACGGGGTGCCTCTTAATCCAACGCCCCGCGATTGAAAAAATGATGATCGCATATCCAGAACGCCAATATAAGAATGACGTAGATGGCTATATGGGCGCCGTAAGCACAATGTTCTATAATCTATTCCCCGTTGAAATCAATCCGACAACCAAGCGCTTTGAGAGCGAAGATTATGCCTTCTGCCGTCTCTGGCGCGCTCTAGATGAAAAGATCCATGTGCTCACAGATGCGACCCTCGTCCATTATGGCTGGTTCGGATATGCCAACAATATTCGTCGTCAAGAAGAGCTATTTGCTAAACCAGAATGAGCCAAATAATACTCATCATCATAACAGACACACCTAATTTCCCCACATTTGAAATAGGGTGTATATCCCCCACGCCCAGAGTGCTGATGGACGTCGTAGTAAAATAGACACTATCTACCAATGAGAGCACACCTATGTTAAAGTGGTTACCTTTTCTGGACATAATATAATAAAAAACCGTAAAGACGCACAATAGCACAATGGAAAACGCGAATTTGTGCCAACTATAGGGCGGAAATGAAAACATCCTTTCCTCTCTCTGCTTTCCTATTATAAAATAATTCACACTCTCTCATACATCAAGGCATATACATATTTATTTTTATTACATATCTGATGGATATTATTGATGGGACGTATAGACAGATCATCGTAAAGCGCCCAGCGGCCTTCTCCATCGCCATCTGCACAAATCGCATTATAGTGCCCACCATTCAAAGAGCCATAATGATTCGCAATACTTTTTAATTTATATTTGATTCCCTCTTCTTCTCCGCCACACATTTCAAATCCCTCTGACAGCGTAAATTCCAATGGGAAATCCACGGGGGTATGTAGCTTATTAAATCCATGAAACCGTTGGAATATAAGCATCCAAACCTGTGGCAGTTTCCAGAATCGCTGCACCTTCTCATTCTCTCCATGCTGACATTTATCGCATTTCCATCCCTCCACACTTCCGCCCTCTAAGTAACGTTCAAAGCAATCATCCATACTGGTCGCCTCTGATCCACCCAGCTCTAAGTAGCTACAATGAAAAGGTTCCAAGTTGTGATAAAACGTATGACACTTCTTACACTCAATCTGCTGGATTTGGATACCCTGAATAATATCCAGCAAGGGCGAATTCGTAACCCTATTGTGCCGCGCGCTTTCCAGAATCGCCTTCTCTTTTAGAAAATGCAATGTCTGATTCGTATAAGAGCATCCTGGTGGATGAATACGTACAGTAAAGTCTGCTTGATGTGATTCCTCTAACAACTGTTGGGTTAATAGCATCCAAATCTCTGTAAAATCCATTTGTTCTCTGCCAATCACCACACTGTCCCCTAGCGCTTCTTGCAACGCCTTTAAGAATCGCGTGGGTTTTAGATTGTTCTTATCCACCCATAGCTGTTTCCATAAGAGGGTTAGTTCTTCCCCAATACTAAACATGCGGCCATATTTCTTTTGAAAAGGCAAGTCGCCCTCAATGAGCGCTTTCCGAAAAGCCGAACAATGCCCCAAACATTGCACCAGCGTATTGATACTGCAAGTGTTGCCAAGATTCTCCAGACCTCTACTCATTTATGTAGCTATATGATTTTCCTCTTTAACCCTTGATTAAATTCTTTATTTTAGTATAGAGATCTAAATGGATACAAAAGAATGGGTTCTACCAAATCGTATCTATTTTAACAAATGGATGTATCGGGAATTTCATCCATCCAAATACGTAGAAGAGCCAAAAGGACGCGGTATTACCCCAGACCCGTCTCAAAAACTAATTCGTGACTATTTAAATTACGATAGCCCATACCGCGGCCTCTTGGTGTATCATGGACTCGGTAGTGGCAAGAGTTATAGTTCTATTTTAGCGACAGAGAGCTTTGTATCTCATCGTTCCAAGGTGATTGTGATGACACCCGCCTCCCTAGAAAACAACTATCGCAAAGAATTAAAGAAATATTCGGCTACGGGCTCCCTATTACGTAAGAAATGGTCCAAAGTGCATGTGCCTCACCGTGAAGACATGGAGGTTTTAAAAAAGATGTTCGGTATCACCCGTGAATTTATTGAGAAACAGAAGAATACCCTCTGGATTCCGAGCGTGCCAAAGGAGTTCGCTCTGGATCGCGTCCTATCACCGGCAACCACAATCAAGCAGCTGAGTGAAGCCGATAAACAGAAAGTCCAAGAAGTATTTGACCACATCATTGATAACAAATATACCTTCCTCCATTACAATGGCCTAACGAACAAAAGCCTAGATGAATTAGAGAAGAAGGACGATTTTGGCAAGGACCTATTTGACGATTCCATCGTGGTAATTGACGAAGTGCATACTTTTATTAGTCGTGTCGTCAATGGTGGTAAAATTGCCCGCCGCATTTATAACACCCTGATCAGTAAAACCAATCTGAAACTGGTGCTTTTATCCGGAACACCTGTCATCAATCACCCCTTTGAGCTATGCTATACACTAAATCTATTACGTGGCCCACTGGTGCAATATACCATTTCTATGTTGAAAGATACCGAAGTGCCATCCATCAAACAGATTGAAGATGCCTTTGAACAAGAGAAACTATTGCCCTTCGTGGATGAAATTCGCATTGATGCAAGCACCAATCAAATCAAACTCACCCTGGTGCCTTCTGGATTCGTGAAAAAATCCAAAGGAGCCATTGAAGTCGTCAAAGGCCCAAAGATATACGATACCAATGATTGGATGAATCGTGCCATTCATAAAGTAAAAGCCCACCTAAAAGTGAGTGGCCGATATAAGACAGAAGACTTGAATGCATTCCCGAGCCGCCGGGAAGAGTTTGTAAAGATATTCTTTGACACGAGCGACCCAGAGAATCCGAAAGTGAATAAGGAGCAATACAATCTCTTTATGCGTCGTATGACAGGCATTGTATCCTATTACCGGATTGCAGACGAATCCATGTTCCCAGAGAAACTCCCTGTGAAATACGCGGATGTCCCCATGTCGGCCAGTCAATTTACGTATTATGTGGAGGTGCGCAATGAGGAAATCCGTAAAGACGAGATTCAGAAGAAGCGTCAGCAGAGGCAACCTCAAGGCGCGGCTGGCGGCGATATATTCCAGACCAATTCGTCTTACCGTGCCTTTAGTCGTATGGCCTGTAATTTCGTCTTCCCAGAGAATGTCAAACGCCCTTTCCCATCTGAGATCAATGCCCGTTTCCTAAAGCGTGAGCTGGATCTACAAGACGAAGATGCAGACAACGATGACGCAGGTGCAGGCGCCGCCGCCGGCCCCAGCAAACCCAATGTGGCTAAGGAATATGAGAGAGAAGTAGAAGCCGCGCTCCAAAAGCTATCCGACAATGGCGAACAATACTTGGAAGGTAAGGGTCTCTTTGAATCCAGTCCCAAGATGGCGAAACTGATTGAAGCTCTGGACGCCAGCCAAACCAATAAATCACTGCTCTATTCCCAGTTCCGCACGGTGGAAGGTATCCGTATTTTCCGCATGGTGTTGGAACAAGCGGGTTGGAAAGAGATAAACTTTAAACCCAAACCGGGTGGCGATTGGGAGATAATCAATGCCGATGAAGTCCTCCTACCCGAATACGATGGCAGACGTTATCTCGTGTTTGGCGATAAACAAAAAACGGAATTATTGATTGGATTGTTCAATGCGGATATTAAGTTCCTCCCTCCCACCGTGCGCAAGCAATTGGAAGACTATGATCAAACCACCAATCTGCGTGGAGAACTGGCTGCCTTACTGATGATTACCCAGTCTGGTGCAGAAGGTCTGAATTTGCGCAACGTGCGTAATGTATATATTCTAGAGCCTTTCTGGAATGAAGTGCGCATTGACCAGGTTATTGGTCGTGCCATTCGTAAGGGCAGTCATTTAGAATTGCCCCCTGCCGAAAGAAATGTGCAAGTGACTATCTTCCTATCTTCTTTCACCAAGCAACAGGCCAAAGCCAACAAGACCATTCAATTCAAGGACGATTCCAAGACCACGGATGAGAACATTCGTCTGCTGGCTCTCAAGAAAGATCGCATTATCCAACAGTTCCTGACCCTGGTGAAATCCAATGCGATTGATTGTGTATTTAATGCGGCTCAGAACAAACCCTTAGAGCATGGCTATACCTGTTTCTCCTACCCCATCAATCAAAACCCAAAGGATCTCGCCTACCTACCCGATTTCCAAGAGGATAAGAAGACCACTTCCTTTGGCATGAAAGAGCGCTCTCGTCAGGTAAAAGGCAAAGTAGTCTCTCTTGCAGGTGTTAGATACGTCATGTTAGACAATGTGCTCTATGATTACTCGGCCTATCTCTCTGCCGGTGTGCTGGTAGAAGGCCTTTAGCTCTCTAACATGCGTGCTGGTAGAAGGCCTTTAGCTCTCTAACATGCGTGCTGGTAGAATCCCTTTAGCTCTCTAACATGCGTGCTGGTAGAATCCCTTTAGCTCTCTAACATTAAATATCTAATATATAAATATGACCACTGCCAAATACACACAGACCGACCTAAAAGTGAAAATTGGAAATCGCGATGCCGTTGTATATGAAGGCCAAAGAGGTGGCAAATACATAAAAAAGGGAGGTGAATTTGTAGCGTTATCAAAGGCTCAATCGGGCGGCGCATGGCCTTTTGACAGCCCCGACAAAAAATTAAGAGATGCGGAAAGAAAAGAGCAAGAGAGATTAGCATTAGAAAACCGCATTAAGTTTGGACAAGCTTCTACATTAGATAAAATTAAATGGGCGATTACTAAGAAAGACTAGCTCTCTAACGGAAATCAATAATATCATACGCCAGTGCGTTTGCGTTCTTAAGCAAATGGGTTAGACGACGAAAGGAATGCTCCTCTTTTTCTCTCTCACCCCGTGACACATTCATATCACGGGCATCACCTTCCGACGGCATCCACACCCAATATCTCTTTTTATCAAATACAACCGATTCTGTTTCTAGAAATGGTAGTAGCAATTTAATATACGAACCAGAATCTTTCTCATAGACATCCATCACCACTGAAATATAAGAGGGCATTTTATTATAAACACTATATAGAGAACTGTTTATATAGAGACCGCTACCGATGCGCCCGCCCCAGTAGTTTTTTCAATGATTTGATGAAACAGCCCTACCATAACTTCCCATGAATAATGCTGTACGATTTCTTGCCGCCCACGCTGTCCATGTTTGCTGACCAATTTCGGGTTCATATAGTATTTCCAAATGCCATCCGCTACATCTTTTGGGTCACTTACTTCCGCATAGCCACCAATCCCGTCCCGCACCTTATCTACATAATAAAACCATTTGGGTTGAAGCATAATAGAATTATCTGCATGCAAAAACTCTTTAAATCCACCAATGTTGGCAGTAATCTGAGGGCAACCCACTGCCAAATGCTCAAATTGACACAATCCAAAGCCCTCTCCCTCGCATGTGTTTAGACCAATATCGCATGCGTTATACATAATATTAATATCTCTATCACTCATCTGCTGGGGTTTCGCCAATGTCGCAATATAGGTGCGCGCCTTTTCCACGTCCAATTTGCGCTTTTTTACTTCCAATTCAAACATCTCCATGAGGTCCCAGAAACCATTAAAGGCCGTGCCAACCATCAATTGTATGGGTCTATATTTTTTATCCGGATGCGCTTCCACGAGTTTCATATGTCTTTCCACCACATCCGCAAACGCCATAATGGTGTGGTCCCATCGCTTGCGTGGCTGGTTCCGATTCAAGTTTAGCACAATAAACGCCTCTTCATTCAAATTATAGAATAGGCGCGCGACCTTTTGTGGTATCGGATAATACAATTTAGAATCAAATCCGTGTGGGAAATAATAAATGGGAATCTCTTCCCGAATCCCGAGCTCTCTAGCAATACCTTTCCAGTAGGGCGTAAAAGCGACCACCGCATCAAAGTATTGATTAATCAACTGGATATATTCTTGCCGTTGATAGGGATAGACCTGATCCATATAGCTGACCAACTTAAACTGCTTACGCTCCTGCTCACTCATTTTTTCCACAATGGTCTTCACAAGTGAGCTCGTAACGACGGAATCGTTAAA